ATAGCATCTGTTTTAAGTCATAGGTTAGTCTCTCTTTCTTAGTATAGCTATTAGGCTCTATTAAGCAAGGCTCTACTTATCTTTATAGCTATATATAGATAGGGTGTGTCGAAACTAACGCAAACCTTTATATAGCCAATTGTACTTAGGGATAACAGTGAACAAATATGGATAACGATACAGCCCGAAAAATTGATAAGCTTCGAGAACTACTAAAAGAGTTTCCAGAAGCAACACTCTGTATAGACAGTGAACCCGAAGTAGAGCCTGATGGCTTTCATGGAAGGTCTTATGCTGCCTATTTAGCAGATATTGAGGAAAAAAGCGAAGTAGAGCCTGACGACACGAAGTGTCAGTGTGAAGAAGTGAAGACCTATGGTATGGTTTGTGTAACTTGTGGTAAGCCATATGTTATGAAAACAACCTTTACAGTGAATGGTAGTGCAGGTGAGTGGAATGGAAGCAAGTAAAGAAGTCACTAAATGGGAGCCCTCGTTTATGAGGCTCAGCCCTAGTAAAATCAATACTTATATGAAGTGCCCGCGAGAATTCTATTATAAATACATTGCTAAGATTCCAGAAAAGAAAACAATACACTTATTCCGTGGTTCACTCGTTCATGCAGTGTTAGAAGACTTGTTTAAGAAACAATTTAAGTCTTTTAAGGCATGGGAAGAGGGAAAACCATCAGAATGGATGCAGGAACAGTTCGAAACACGTTGGGCCAACGATATAGACACTAAAGGGTGGCTCTGGGAATTACATTCCGACGACGAAATGGCAGCTATGAAGGTAGAAACAGGGGAATTATTACAAAATTTCGTAACTTCTGTCAATAAAAAGCTAAATGAAATGGTCGAATGGAAGATTTATAAGTCTAAATGGCAAGCGTGGAACTGTGTGGCACCAAAATATGCTGAAAAATGGGTAAAATCACACGATTATGCCATTATAGGTATAGTGGATGCTGTCTGTAATGATTTTGATGGTGGAACCACACTATTAGATTACAAGACATCTAAGCGATATGGACCATATTTACCAGAGGATTACTACAGACAGCTTATAATTTACGCATTTTTATACACTTTAGAGATGGGAGAGATGCCAAACTTCGTAGGAGTTAGTTATTTACGATTTGATGACACTTTTTATGTAAGAGTGAATCAAGGAGTGTTAGATGAAGCTAAAGAATTAATCAAAATGGTACATGATTGTCTTAAAGAAAGGATGGAAGTTGAAGAGAATTACGAACAAAAACCACAGAATCTATGTAAATGGTGTTCTTTTTACAAAGGAAATGGTGGAACATGTGATGTACAGATACCTAAATGGAAACCAAAGGGTGGTAAGTCTTACAAAAAGTCCACAGTAAAGAGTGAAAACGCGGTATTATCAGAAGAAGATTTCCTTGCACACACTGAAATACCAGAAGAAGAAGGTATGGTTAAAGGAAAGGTAGTATGGGATGACTAGCGAAACCTTTATATATAACCTAGGAGGATTATAGACAATGAAAGTTAAATGTGCTTTTGGAGATTTTAAGAACACCCCCAGTAGAGGCAACGAGGAGATAGCAATTATTTACAACGACCCATTAGGGATGTCAACACATGCTTCTATACATGCTATTCCCAATAAATGTTATGTGATGGGTGTAAATCTCTTTAATACAGATAGCAACGAAAAGGATGTAAGATTTTATGATACAAACTATAAATTAACATCAGCTCATGTGGCAGCCGAGGCTGCTAAAAGCCCACCAGTCGTCATCAGTCATTATTCTGCAATACAAACCTTTCCAAAAGTATATAGTACTATTGTACCCAGAGACCAAGCATGGTCCAGAACTTGGAATGTAGGGGTAATATGGAGCACAACTGTCAAGTTTGATTTATATGACACACCTTCAGGAATATATGACCAATTTCCTGAACCCGGCTTTTTATTTGAAAATGGAGTAACTGTTAATCTGGCTACTGCATCAACTCTATCTTACACTCCAACATCTAAAACATATTATCAGATTTTCTATGTGGAGGCATAATTATGGCAAGATTAGTAATGTTATCAGGTAATATTGGAGGATACAGCGACATGACAAACCATGTAAATACCGTTATACATCCAAGAACTGAGCGACCTGTGCAAGGGTTTGGACTTAGAAAGATTATTCTTTGGAACACGACAGGAACAATAGGAGGGGCCATTACAGGATTAGGGAGTGACAACACAATGGGAACATATGGTATATTAGAACTATATGATGAATATAACGCTGACCTAACCAATCTTAACGCAGCATCATCTGTTAATAGAAAGATGCGTATCCCAGTTTCTGGTAAGTCACGATTAGTTATTGACCTGCCGGGAGATGGAATGTATTTCAGAGAAGGTATACGGGTTGCTGTAGGACCTGATGCAGATGATAATGAAGGCGACTATATGTATTATCAGCTCATAGGATATGAGTATTGAGGCGAAAGCTTTATATACTCTTCGTTCTTAATATCCTTACATGGCGCGCGACGATTATGGAGCCATAAACGTGATTTCTGACGAGGAACGCGAAATCCTAGGCATAGGAGACTCCAAAAAACCTAAAGATGACGATGAAGAAGGTCTTTTCGAAACTATCGGTAAGGCTGGAGATAAAATTGGGGAAACCCAAGTAGGTAAGAAAATAGGTACAATAATTACAGTCATAATGCTAGCCGTACTGAGTGGAGGGGCTAATTTATCTATTATCAGCGAATTTTTCGACGATGAACCAGTAATTGGCCCTGTCGGGGGCTGTTTACAAACAGACGCTACCAATTATAACCCACAAGCTACTTTCGACGATGGAAGTTGTAACTTTTTAGTTATTATATATGGATGTACTAATCCTGAAGCTGAAAATTATGATGACCAAGCCACACATGATGATGGACGTTGTGTAGTTTTAAACGATGGTAATGGTAGCGCAAACGAAACAGCTGCTATTTATGGTTGTATGGATGTAGAAGCCAATAATTATGATGATAAAGCTACTGAAGACGATGGTACATGTGATTACGAAGATGAATATGAAGAACCTGAATGTAATTCTACATCAGTACATTTTTATCCCGGTTGGTATAACGAACAAACAGATAACATGTCTGTCTTCTGGGTAGACCCAGATGCAGAAGGTATATCAATATTAACAGATATAGATGCTGAATGTAGTGATTATAGTGCATCTGCTTTAGTTTATGTAGATGTATGGCATGAAGAATCTGGTGATTATAATTGGTCAGATATATATTTAACTGTTAATGGTGAAGATTGGGATAATCATTGGTTTAATTTTACTTTTGAAGAACTTAATGAAACAGAAGGTGAATGGTCTATGTGGGTAGCATTACTCGTATGGGATGAGGTAGAAGAAACATATATATACCAACAACAGTTTGACATCCCAATGATAAGAGTGGAGGGCCCTGATGAATAATGATTCAACCAATAGAAGTATTAGAAATATTAGCTGTAATCATGGCAATATTTGGAGTTACTCTAATGGGTATAATTACACTCCGACTGATAAAACACCTTTTAAGGGGAGTAGCCCAATTTATAAGACTACCCTCTTTCAAAATAAGATTACCATCTCTACCGAAGAGAAAATTGAAACCAAAACCGAAGAAGGAGGAAACTAAAATGGCAGGAACAAAAAAAGACGGTCTACAGAAAGAAGAAACGACGTTCAACGACGTTTTTATGTTTTTAATAGCTGTACCTTTAGTTTTGCTTTGGGTTTTATTTGCAGGATACGTTATATGGACAGGACTACACACTCCAGACGTACTTGCAGATATAGAATCCTACACAACCCTAATAGCAATATTAGGTGGGCCAGCCCTACTTATTATTAAAGATGCTTTAGATGTGTGGAAAACCGAGCAAACAACTAAGAGTGACTTCTATCAAACAAAAGCGAAAGCAATTATTGATATGAATGTAGCACACCAAAAGCAAATACACGACCAAGAAAGCAAACACCAAGCACAAATGCACTTAATAGAACAGAACGAACAAGCGCATCATCATGGTGTTAAACCAAAACTAAGTACAAGGAAGAAGTAGGTACATAACTATGGAAGCACGATATTGCAAACATTGTGGAAGTAAGCTAAAGCCTAGTGATACCACTAGATGCATGAAGTGTTTTCTAGAGATAGATGGTGGTAAAATTCTTCAAGAAGGATATTGGCGACGTTAGCTTTATATAGTTGCTAGTTCTATGGTATTATGTGGCTCTCTAGCAGACCACGGAACCACAGAAATTAACGCATAATGCGTCTTCTGAGGGCCACAACAAAGAAAGGAGAGATAATAAAATGTGTAAAATTTGTGACCAATGTGATTGTGAAAATTGCGATTGTAGCTGTGAATGCTGTAAAGCATAGATATAAGCTAACGAAAGCTTTATATAGTGCTTTGCACTTACTACTATCTGGTGAAAACCATGGCAAACGAAACAAACAACAATACAGCTGATAATAACACAGCACTTGAGAACAACAACACAAGTGACGATGGCAACATCACTGCAATATTAGACACTGTAGAAGAATCTGGAATATTAGATACTTTGATGGATGAACCATTACTTATGGCACTAGTTGCTGTAGTATTAGGTATGGGCGCTTATATCGCTTATACAGTACCAGCTGTTAAATTGTTAGTCTTTAAATATGTAAAGAATAACGAAGCTGAGTTGATGGATATACTGGATAAGAATCTAACTAAAGTACAGATGAAAGCCTTCGAGAAAATGGATGAAACTGCACAGAAGCACGTCAAAGATTCATTAGTCAAGAATGTATTAATTACAGCTTGGGATGAAAAAGACGATGAACTTGCAGCATTAGTCAAATCTAAAGTTAAGGCAGCACTCGACGAATCCAAGTAATGGAAGTTGAGGAATATGAGAAGCGATTACGCGAGCGAGTAGGAGAAGCTGAATATGCACGTCATAAAGAGCTTGTCCGCTTGCTGGCACGCAATCTCTGGCTTGAAAACGTGCTTTGGGAAGAAGTTACTGTACATATTCGGGATGTTAACTTACGAACAGAGCTCTTGCGACAGAGAAACTCTATTGTTAGGGATATTCATACTGAGTTCAGGGCTCTTAATATTGAAGTACCTACTGTAACAGAAACGAAGTCAGAAGAGTTTGCTTCACTTTTAGGAGATTTAGCTAATGATAGCGGTGACCAACGAGACGAAGAAGCTTAATTCTGTAATTTCAGGTGCAGGAGCACATGATTCAAGAGCTTTAGAGGATATATTCGAAAAGTGTAGACAAGATAAACGTAAGATGACGATTTTAGTTCGTGCATTTTGCGAAGCATACCTTGTAGACAACCAGAACAGACCTTTAAAGATGCGACCACTACAAGAAAACATAGTAGTTACTGCTCTCACTCACCCTGCAAATGGAAAACAGCGTAAAATGGCTATCTTGGCTCCACGGGGCTCTGGTAAATCGTACGCCCTCTCTATTGCTGCTACTGTTTACATGTTTTTTAAGAGATTTAGAGATTTAGTATTTATCTTGGCTCCATCTGAGGACCAAGCTTCACTTATATTTAATTATGTATATAGGCACTTTGCTGACAATGCATTCTTATCAGGCTTAGTTAAGAATTATAGATTTCACAATAAGCCTAACATAACACTTAAAGGGGGCACAGTTTTGCGTAGAGCTCCGGTAGCTGCATCTAATCAAGGGCAAGCTATACGTGGCCAGCACCCTACCTTCTTAATTGTGGATGAGAGTCCACTTATCAGTGATAAACTGTTCATTGACAATGTAGAGCCTTGTATTGTAGCGAATAAGGCACCTTTTATTAACTTAGGTACCCCGAAAAGTAAAGAAAACCATATGTGGCGTTATTTGTATGATGATGCATATGCAGACAATTTCACAAGATTAGTGTATACGTGGAGAGACGCAGTAAAGGCTGGTAGAGCCTATTCGCCTCCATATACCGAATCAGAAATGCTTGACAAGATGATGGAATGGGGTGAAGATTCAATTTATTGGAGAACAGAATATGAGTGCGAGTTCGTCGAGTCCGTCTCACAAATCTTCAATCCAGAAGCTATCAAAGCGTGCAGAGTACGAGGAACAGCTTTCGCGGACAGAGGAAAGGTTTATCCGAATTGTACTGTGGCCGTGGATATTGGTAAATCCGTTAATAGCACTGTTATTAGCGTTTGGGCCGTCGAGAAAGACGCAAAAGGAAATATTGCACGACTTATCTCTTTGGAAGAAATCAATCCTAGAACAGGTGGACATGATATACCATATCAACGTCAACGTATCATTGACACTGCAAGAGACTTTGGGGCTGAGCGTATTATTATTGACGCTACTGGTATTGGGGGTGCGATTGAGCAGGACATAAGGAAAGCCTGTTATGAAGATGGAAGGCATTTTATACCTTTCGTATTCACAGGAGGCCCAAAGGGTAGTAAAACCCAAGCTTACAGAGATTATGTGTCTTTTATCCAACAAGGGATAGTAAAAATACCACATCCTAAAGATTTAGAACCTAATGAGGCTAAATTAGTGAACAAATGGATAAGAGAGCACTGTGAATTAGAATATGTTATGGATGCAGCTAACAAAACAGAACGAATATCTGCTCCAGATGGTAAACATGATGATTATTGTGACAGTTCAGTAATGGGTATACATGCATGTTTATCTATGGCCCCAGCAAGTGCAACCTTCGCGAGTGCCAATATGAGTGGTAATGGTGGAAGACGTGTTATAAATAGTGATATGCCTTCTATATTTAGGACTGGAAAGAGTAGAAATACCTTAAATAAACGTATACCCGGAGGATTATGAGCGAAAGCTTTATATACTCTGTTTATATAATAGGAATTGATAGCTATGGCTCTACGTGATTATTTGCCTTGGAATAGGCGTAAATTTGCGTCGGTGGGGTCTAACCCGCCATTTGCAGCAAATGAACCCCGCGACTTCGGCGCTGGTGTTATTAAACGCATCCAACTCCAAAAGAACGGCGGACCGTTTGGCTCTGCATACGAGAAACAAATAGGAGATGCAAGAACGTACATGAATGTGTACCTAGCTGACCCTATTGTTAAGACGCTTATCGACTTACCGTGTTTATATGCGGCCAAGGATGGTTACGATATAGTAACTGATAATGACGAAGAACGCCAAGCTATCACTAAATTATTTGATGAAATAAATATTGAGCAACTATTATATGGTTGGTTAAGAAATGGACGTATTTTTGGAACATCATATTTAGAATGGACTGGAGACAACCTAGTTCTAAGGTCTTCTATTAATATGAATGTACAAAGAGCAGAAAATGGTCAAATAATGCATTACTACCAAGATTTAGGTGACGACAAGAACTCAGTGAGGTTTGAAGAAAATGAAATTATCGAATATAAAAATAACACCTTCGATGATTTCGCTTATGGTCTTTCTGACATCCATCCAATTCTTTATTTGGTTGACCTTAAAGATTATGCAGAACGGGATATCGGTGCTGCTCTCAACAAATACGCTAATAGTCGGTTTGATATTAGCTGCGGACTTCCCGATATGCCTTATAATGCTGACAAAATTAATGAGGTGGTGGACGCCTTCAACGGATTAGAACCCGGTGAAGATATTATACATGGTAATGATATTTCAGTTAAAGAATTACAAGGTACACAACGAGCTTTTGAATATGGTAAGTACACAGACGATATATTAAAAAAGATACATATAGCTTTAAAGGTACCAATTACAATGTGGGAAAAACCAGAACAGGCAAGACCTATTTTTGAACCATATGTTAAACATTTACAATCAGCTATTGAATCTGCTCTTAATTCACAATTAATGCCACAATTAGAAAGTGGTGAAGCAAGATTTAAGTTTAGACAAATCAACGTAGACGATGCATTTGTTAAAGCAAAGACTGATATGGTATACCTTTCAGAGGGAGTTCTTTCACCCGGTGAAGTAAGGATGGAACGTG